GCAGATTCCTGAAGCACATAAAGTTCCGTTTTCCGGTGTATTTTGGAGACAGGGAAATACAGGAACTTTGTTGGGACAACGAAAGTACCGTTGAAACAGTCTGTTTATTATCACGTAAATAAGCGGTTTTACAGGCTTTTATGAGTGGAGTTCAGTCTATTTGCCACCCATTTGCCACCGTAATTTTTAAAATCATCACTGAACGAAGAAAAGGGAGTGAACACGCTGAACAATCAGCGGATTCACTCCCAATATTTTTATTTATGACGTTTTTGCTTGTGTGATTTTTTCAAAGAGATCAACAGAACGTTCAGCCATCTTTTCAGTATCATGCACGTAGGTCTGCAATGTGGTTTCTATGTTGGTGTGTCCCAATCGTGTCTGAACATTTTTAACATCAGCACCGGATTCAATCAACAATGTTGCATGGGTGTGTCTTAAGCTGTGATAATCAAAGGCAAGATGCATTTCATGGTGTATAATCCGGCTACAATACTTAAATGAATCGGTAGAAGTATATTGGCCGTTTTCGTCAACACAAACCAATCTGACACGCTGTAAAGGACTTTCAACACATTTTTGTATTGGCACAATCCTGATCATGTCATTACCTTTTTCATCAGTTTCAATCTTTTTAACATGAATCGTATAGTATTCACCGTATTTCATTTCGTTCTTAAGCTGTTCAGCCTTTTCACGTTTCAGTGCTTGATAGAGTGTTTCACCAAAAGGAACTTCACGAACAGAAGTAACAGTTTTCGGTGTAGTGAAATACCAAGATGAACGTTGCTCTTTCTTGCCTTTCTTTTCAACAACCTTCCTTACATCAGCACCGAAGTTACGTTTTACAATCTGTTTATTTACAGATATCGTTCTTTTTTTAAAATCAATATCATCCCAAGTAAGACCAAAGGTTTCTGATATTCGTAAGCCTGTATAAAATCCAATCATTAAAGGTATATAGTACCGTGTATTTTGGAATCTGTCACGAATCTGACCCCATTCATCTAAGGTCAATATAATTCGTTCACGTGGCTTTCTTTCGACCTTTGGGAACTTTACATACTGCATAGGGTTAGAAGGTAAATAATGCATTGGCTCAACCGCATAGTTTAGTGCTGCACTGAATACAGACAAAATACCAACTAAATGACTTTTTGAATTACCGTTCATTTTAAGTTCAACTGCATATTCCTGTAATACTGCCGGAGTGATTGCTTTTAATCTATACATACCAAATTTTGGAATTAGATGCCCTTGAATGATTCTTAAATACCCTACTTGGGTGTTATATTTAAGGTTGGTCTTACAGTACAGATCAAACCACTGATTCAGGTAATCAGCAACCGTTATTTCTGTCGGTTCAAATACAGTCCCGGCATTATTGTATTCATTCATAGCAGCAGTCAATGCCTGTTCAGCCTCTTTCTTGGTTCTGAATCCACCTTTTTCTTTTTTCTTTCTTTTACCGTCAATTTTTCCAAGGTCAAAATAATATGACCATGTTGTACCTCTTTTTCTTACTCCACCTTGCATAAATAGCACTTCCTTTCATTGAAACCATAAGGAATGAATGCTATAATGGTTTTTGCATAGTCCAAATCATTTCATTCCTTTGGTTTGGTTTTGCTGACCCTGACCGCTGCAACGGTTGGGGTCGTTTTTTTTACTGGTTACACATTGTTACAGTTGGTGTTACAGATAAAAATAGCTTAAAATCAATCTTGTTACAGATGTTACATTAACAGATAAATTCTTTATATAACGCTTATATGAGTAAAAAATAAAAAAAGTATAAGATATAAAATATATAGAATATAGATTTTAAGTGTAACTGTAACAAATTATAAATTCTGAACATCAGGTATTGATTCTGATTCAATATGTGCAAGATCTTTTAATTTTTTATATAGTTTATTTCCTTTGTACTTTCTTGTATCTTCAAATTGTATATACTTATCTTCACCGTCTGAACTGGTATAACTGATAATGAAACACCGGTGCAGTTCTTTTTCTGTTTTTGTACCTGTACCGGATGTAGCACCGACTATTGCACCAACACCGCCAAACAAAATGCCACCTACTGCTGCACGACCTATTACAGACTTTGGTTTTTCAACTAATTCTGTTTCAAAACCATAAAATACATCTGTAATCTGATCATAATTAAGTAACAGCTTGCGTTTTTGCATTGAAGTAATTTCTAAATGATCATCATACAACGCAACGTCATACATATAACCCTTTGAAAAACCTGCAATATCTTCCTGTAATTTAAAATAATCACTAATGATAGAGCCTTTTGTACTTCTTAAAAATCCCATGATCAACCATCCTTTCTAAAGTCTACAACAATAACATTTTCCTGATTTTCCCAAACTTGGTATATTATGCCATTTTTTGAGCGTCCCTTTTTACAGGTTCAGTGTATTTTTGCAACTGCACCATGTCAGAAACTTCTTCTAATACTTTGGATTTTCCTTTTTCATTCAACTTTGAAAAAAGTTCAATGAGTTCATATGTATCTGAACCATACTTTTCTTTTATCAGGTTTATAGGGTTTACTTTTTGTTCAGGTTCTTCATCCCATTTCATAAGATCACAAGGTGAAACACCAAACACATCTGATAATTTTTTTATAGTAGTACGTTTGATATTTTCAACACTTCCCTTTTCCCATTTTTGAACAGCAGCACGGTTGACACCGACTTTTTTACCAAGTTCGTCTTGTGACCATTCACGTTCTGTTCGAAGTTGCTTTATGTACTCACCCATCGTCATTGATTTGTTCAACTCCTTTCTATAATTTGTATCTTAATAATAGCATATGTTTGTATAAACATCAAATATTTTTGAAAATGTATCTTAAAAAGTTTCAAAAAAGTGTTGACAACTAATTAGATACACGATATACTGTGCTTGTATCTGATAAAGATACAGAACAAAGCAAGCAGGAAAGATCTGGTGAAGCGATAGGGCTACACACAAGTAATATGGTAGTTAGGCTATGAGAATGATAGACAGAGTGTGTGAAGAATAAACATGACCAGGCAAAACAGTTGAAGAAAGTAGGAACTGTAGGACAAGAAAGCAAAGTGAACTGTACTAATTGAAGAAAACAGTTTAGCACTAACCAATAGTGACTTTACTCCTTAACCAAGAAGCAGTTAAACGGAAGAATCAACAAGCGAGAGGACACAGTACTTTGTTCTGAAAATATTGGAACTGAAACCAATACAAAAAATAAAACACCCAGATATTAACCGGGATCAGATCAGGGTAGCCGGAAGGTGTGCAGACAACCATCCAAATCTGCAAGGCGGTCATGTGAAGCACCTAACGAATGAAACCGCCTGTAATATAATAACCTGTTGCAGAAGGTAAAACCAAAGGAATGAAAGAAGGTTTGGACTATGGAATTTAATGCTGTTTTAATGACGTTAGATCAGAACACTAAGATCAGATTAGTTGTGACAATGTATGGTATGAAATTTTCATCAGAGCATTACCCGGAATATTATCTTGATCATAAAGAATCCGATGAATTACTTGATAAAGTTGTCGTTGATATGAGAGTAGTTGATAATTGTTTAGAGGTGGTTTTGCGTGAAAATTAGTGTAAAAGAGAAAATGAAAGAAGCTGAACAAATGAGTTTGCAGTACCCTGATGTTTTGTACAGGGTAATGGATAAGACCGGGCAAAGGGCAATAGTTACTGGTAATTCTTGGGTATATCGTGAACGAATAATTGACGGATATTTTACAGTAGCAACCTTTAAAGGTGGAAAACAAATATAAGCCGAAACGGTCAGCAATGACCGTCATGCAAGGGGTGACTGCCTTGTGTCTGATGATGGCAGGTTATCAGCAAAGTCAAATAAGATAGCAGTTCTTTTATAAGTGTTGTCTGTTATGTAGTGGTTGACAGGTTTTGTTCAGTTTTAATGTGAAACTGTTCAGCGGTTCATAGAAAAACACGCTATAAAAATTCTATAGTAGGACATCAAGTTTACAGGTTTTAGTGTGAAATCTGATAAGGGTTTCTTGGTGTGTGATTCCCTGAAAAATAAAACCACCCCATAACAGGCAACATTTATAAAAGGGCTGCTAATCGGAAAGGAAGGTTGTGCAAATGAAGAAAGTAATTGCAGGTTGTATTGATCTGATGCTTGAATTTGATTCTGCATCTGAACTTGATCGTTACATTGCTGATATTGAAGCAAAGAAACAGGAATACAGCATTGTTGACCGCAAGGAATTACCGGGTGACAGAATCATGATCAGAATACACAGACAGTACAATAAAAGCCCATTCCCAACAACAGAAGGTGGTGAGTAGAATGAACAAAAAGTTGCTTAGAAGTGAAATGGTTTTACACGATGATACAAACGGCACACTTGCAGAAGCACTTGGTATTTCACAGCAGTCTTTTTCTGCAAAACTGAATGAAACCAATGGTGCAGAATTTAATCAGGGTGAAATCAGTAAAATCAGATCAAGATACAATTTGTCTGATGAAAAAGTAGTATCAATTTTTTTTAACTAGCTTGTATCTTTTTAAGATACAACAAAGGAGTGAAGCAAAATGACATTCAGTGAAAAGTTAAAACAGGCTATGCAAGAATTACACCTGAATCAGCGTCAGGTGTGCGGTATGACTGGAAAAAGTAAAGGTTCTGTCAGTCAGTACCTTTCAGGTAAACAGATACCGTCAGAAGATGTTCAGAGTGCTATTGCAGTAGCACTTGGACTTGAATCAGATTACTTTTCAAAATCTGATGAACAGGTGGTTGTACTCCCAACTGCTGAATTAAGAAATGGGGTAATTCCCCGGTTAGATGTGGAAAAGGCTGCAAAGCTGTTACAGATGAATCACAACACAGTTCGCAAGGGTTTACAGCAAGGGGTTTTTCCTTGGGGTTACGGTATTCATACATCTGATAACCGGTGGGTGTACTTCATCAACGCAAAACGTTTTGCAGAGATAGAGGGGGTCAAAGTGTAATGCCGAAAATTCAGTATAAAGAAATCAATTTCAGAGGTAAAAGCCTTGAATTGATTAACTTGGTAAATCAGGTAATCAATGAATATAAAAATCAGGGATATGAGTTGACACTTAGACAGACTTACTATCAGTTGGTTGCACGTGGTTATATACCGAACAATGAAAGAAGTTATAAAAATATAGGCAATCTTATCAACGATGGTAGACTGGCAGGTTTGATTGACTGGTACAGCATTGTTGATAGAACGAGAAACTTAAGAGGAAACAGTCATTGGGGCAAACCGGAAGATGTTATTGCATCAGCAAGATACAGTTATCTGCTGAATAAGTGGGATGGTCAACCAAACTATGTTGAAGTGTGGGTTGAAAAAGATGCACTTGTTGATATTGTCGGTCAGGCTTGTATACCACTTGATACACCTTATTTTTCATGTAGAGGTTATACATCACAGTCAGAAATGTGGTCAGCAGCACAACGATTTATAGATCAGAGTTACAGGGATAATCGTTACATTATACATCTTGGAGATCACGACCCAAGCGGTATTGATATGACAAGGGACATTCAGGAACGCTTGCAGATGTTTGGTGCTGATGTGTATGTAAAAAGGGTTGCCCTGACAATGAATCAGATTGAAACATATAACCCACCACCGAACCCGGCAAAACTTTCTGATTCACGATGTGGGAAATACATTGATGAATACGGTGATGAATCATGGGAACTTGATGCACTTGAACCAAGTGTGATCACAAATCTTATCACAAATGAGGTTACCGTTTTCAGGGATGATGAAATTTATCAGGCGGTGTGTGATTTAGAAAAACGTGGAAAAGAAGAACTTAAAATGATCGAACGTAACTACAATAGAGCAGTTGCATTTTTAGAAAGTGAGGTTTAATAACATGAAAAAATTTGAATTTACAGGAGAAACAAAGACAATAAGTTTATTTTTTAGAACAGCTACACTTCATAGAATCAGAGCGGTAGCGGAATTTGGTCTTGTCAAAGTCGGTGATCTTGGCGGTTGGATTGAGAAAGAAGAGAATCTTTCCCATGAAGGAAAGGCTTGGGTTTGGGGCAATGCCAAGGTTTGGGGCAATGCCAAGGTTTGGGGCAATGCCAAGGTTTGCGGTGATGCCAAGGTTTGCGGTGATGCCGAGGTTTGGGGCAATGCCAAGGTTTGGGGCAATGCCAAGGTTTGGGGCAATGCCAAGGTTTGCGGTGATGCCAAGGTTTGCGGTGATGCCGAGGTCTTTTCTGCAAGTCATGTACTGGTAATTGGTGCTATTGGTAGCCGGGACGATTTCACAACATTCTTTAGAGATAAAGACAATGAAATTACCGTCAAGTGTGGTTGCTTCCTTGGTAAGATTGATAAATTTCTTGAAAAGGTCACACAGACACATGGTGATTCTAAGTATGCATTAGTTTACAGAGCAGCAGTTGAGGTTGCAAGATTACAGATTGACCTTTCAGGTGAAGCACCAAAGGACGCTGATGAATAATGAATGATCTTCAATTCATGCCCCATCAGGAAGAAGTGCTGAACCTGACTGATGATAAAAACAGGTGTGCTTATTACTTAGATATGGGACTTGGTAAAACTTTTGTAGGGGCTGAAAAAATGTACCTGTTGAACAATACGGTAAACCTGATCGTATGCCAAAAGTCAAAGGTTGATGATTGGGTTGACCACATGAAAACGTATTACCCGGAATACAGAGTTATGGACTTGACCAAGAAAAGAGAAGGTGTGAACTTCCGAACACTGGTTGAAACCAAAGACCTGTATGATCAGAACATTCAGATTGTCGGTGTAATTAACTATGATTTGGTATTCAAACGCAAGTATATAGCCCATATAACCGACTTTACATTGTTACTTGATGAATCAAGCCTTATATGTAATGAAAACGCTAAACGGTCAAAATTCATATTGAAGTTACAACCGGAAAGCGTGATCTTGCTGTCAGGTACACCAACAGCAGGAAAGTATGAACGGCTGTGGTCACAGCTTAAGTTGTTAGGTTGGGACATTAACAAAAAAGCCTTTTATGCTTCCTATGTTCAGACAGAATGGGTTGAAAACGGTGATGGGTACAAGAAAGAGGTAATCACAGGATATAAGCACGTTGAGCATTTGAAGAAAAGACTTGCACAGTTTGGTGCAGTATTCATGAAAACAGAAGAAGTGATTGAACTGCCTGAACAGACTGAACAGAAAATTTTCTTGAAGATCACAAACGAATATAAGTTTTTCATTAAACATAATTACTTGGAACTTGACACGCTGAACTTAGTCAGATTCAAAGACGATTCAGATTTTGAAGGTGAAGATGTAACACCAAGGGTTGAACTGATCGGTGACAATAGCCTGACCAAAACCTTATATTGCAGACAGCTATGCGGTCAGTGGCATAAGGAAAAACTGGAAGCATTCAGGGACTTACTGGAATCAACAGAAGATCGGTTGATTGTGTTTTACAACTTCAATGAAGAACTGACAAGACTTAGAAAAATATGTGAATCACTCAACAGGGAAGTCAGTTTTGTGAATGGTTCAGGACGTTCAATGTATGCCTATGAATGTGTAGATAACAGTGTCACATTTGTTCAGTATCAAGCCGGGGCAATGGGTGGTAACTATCAGAAAGCAAATAAGATTGTGTATTTTACACTGCCACTTGGAAAAGGGTCTTGTGATCTTTGGGAACAGTCAAAGAAACGTATACACAGAATCGGTCAGAACAGACCATGTTACTACTATTACCTATTGGTAAAGGGAAGTTTTGAAGAAAGGAATCTTGCAGCATTGCAGGAAGGAAAGGAACTAACTGATGAATTGTTCACATAATTGTATGATGTGCCGGGTATGGAAGTACATCAAAAAACATTTTAAGAATTTTGTTATTAAGACGATTATCTTTTTTAACATGTTAAGTCTTATGTACTGGATTGTATACATTGATTACATCATATCGTGGCAACCATATGCAATTATGGCATTCAATCTTTTGGTACTTTCACTGATCGGATATGCAAATAAAGACAATGGAGTTGATTTTTTATAGCAGCAGAAAAGAATTTTGAAAACCGGGTTAAAAAATACTTAGATGAATATGGTTGTTGGTGGCTCAAATACTGGGGTGGTGCAGCTTATACAAAGAGTGGTATTCCTGATTTACTGGTAAGTTCAGATGGTTGTTTTTTGGGTATTGAAGTCAAGGCAGACAACGGTGAACCGTCACTGATACAGCTTTATCATTTAAGAAAAATAAGAGAATCCGGGGGATATGGTATTTTACTATTTCCAAAGGACTTTGAAAAGTTCAAAGCATTCAATGAACACAAAACAAAATCTAACGCTTGGTATCTTTCCAATATTGAAGAACAGAAGTGGTGGAAAATAAAGTTAGAAGAAAAGGAGATTTAACAATGACAAGAGAAAAACAGATTGAATATTTTAAGGGTTGCCTGATGGCAACAGGTCGTGAAGGTATAGAAGATTTACTTGACTTCATCGAAGAACTTGGTTTTTACGATGCCCCTGCATCCGGTGGAAATCATTGCTGTAAAGACGGTGGACTGTTAGAGCATACAGTGAACGTCATGCAGTACGCTGAAAAGATCGGTCTTACACTGCTTGGAAGTGAAGCATATAACAAGATTCATAGCAGTGTAATCATTGCATCGGCTTTACATGATCTTGGTAAATGTGGACGATACGGAAGCCCTTATTATGTTGAAAACATGGTGCAGGACGGCAGACCAACCAAAAAAAATCCTGAACAGAAGTATAAGAGATCAGAAAGTAAACCGTACAAGATCAGTTCTGATTTGTGTCACATCGACCACCCATTAAGATCAGTTGAACTTGCAGCACGTTACATTGATCTGACAGAGGAAGAAGAACACGCTATTTTCTACCATGATGGTGCTTATGGTAGTCTTGCGTATGATCTGAAAGGTCATGAAGAACCATTACAGGTGATCGTTCACTTTGCAGATTTTTGGTCAGCACAGTTTCTTGAAGTCGGAAAACTTGACAGATTCAATGATCATGTGAAACCGGAAGAAACAACCGATGAAGTAAAAGAGGAAGGTGAAAATAATGAAGAAGAATAAAAACAGTTATGAAGAAGTTCTTGAATCAGAAGTTGCAAAGCTGAAAGAAGGAAATAGACATCTGAAGGATGAGAATAAAGAACTGAAATATGCTGAATGATATGCATAGCGTTGTGGATGCTGCAAATGATGACTTTTTCAATGAAATGTCAAGATTGTGCGGTTGTATTGAAATCGAAGGTACAAGAATCACGGCAGCATATCAGGATTTAGTAGGAATCCTGTTGGCAAACGGTTATACAGTAGAGATTACACCACTGCATAATAATACAAGATTACAGATTGTTATCAAAGAAAGTGAGGATGAAATCAATGAGTAGTGCAAAGAAACACAAACAGAGAAGTCACAGAAGTTACAGAAACAATGTTGCAACCGCTGAACATTTTCAGAACAGACAGATTTTGAAGGTGTCACAGCAGAAAGCAATGAAAGAGAAAAGCAATCTTTTCACTAAGTTAATGGGCTTATTCAAGAAAGGAGATAAATAAACATGGCACAGAAAGTTTTAATTATGGGTGAATCCGGTACTGGTAAAAGTACAAGCCTTAGAAATTGTGACCCGGCAACAACAGCGGTTATCAATCCGGTAGGTAAACCGTTACCGTTCAAGAACCACTTTGAAATGCTGAACAATGAAACAGATGCAAGAAAAATTGTGAAGTACATGAAAGAACAGTGTACAGCAGGTAAGAAGCTGTTGGTGGTTGATGACTTCCAGTACATTCTTGCAGTACCGTACATGAACCGTATCAAAGAAACTGGGTGGGACAAGTACAATGATTTTGGTGCGAACTACTTTGAAATCATTGACTGTTGCAAAGACTTACCTGATGATGTTGTAGTCGTTTATATGACCCATTTGGAAACTTTAGATAACGGTCTTACAACTGTTAAGCTGATTGGTAAACTGTTGCGTGAGAAGATCACCATTGAAGGACTGTTTACCGTTGTACTTAGAACTGGTGTGAATGAAGCCAAGTATTACTTTTACACACAGAACAGCGGAAAAGATACAGTAAAATCACCGCTTGGAATGTTCACCGCATACGCTATTGACAATGATCTGAATTATGTTGTTGACAAGATCAGAAATTATTATGAACTTGGTGATTACAAGTCAGATGATGAAATGAATGCTGCTGATCAGGCGGTTGCATCTAATCTTGAAAAACCTGACAGCAAAGGCAGAAGAACAAGAGGTAAAAAAGCTGAATCTGCAACACCAACTGGTGCACCGGAAGAAAAGACTGGAAGAACACGTAAGAGTAGGGCAGAAGTTCAGGCAGAAAATGAACAGAAGATTGCTGATCACATGAATGAAGTTGACAAGGCTATTGATCAGGCTTTTCCTGGACAGGAAGAAGTACCATTTGATGAAGCAATGGATGTTGCCGATAAAGTACCGAAACCGGATTTACAGAAACCACCAAGAAGAACACGTAAGGAAAGAAATGCTGAAAAGTCTGAACCTGTTCAGGACGGTACAACGAACACTGATTCTGAATCTGTCACACTGAAAGCAGATGCATATTTCTATGTTCCGGCTGATGATAACTATGTGATGAAGCATAAGGGTGATACGGTTGACCTGATCGTTGATGGTGTTGAGGTTATGAAGGTAATCACAAGAGAAGAATTTAACGCAGGAATCAAAAGACTTGCACAGGAAAACAACCCTGTACCTGCTGACGCACAGACCCCAGCTGAACCTTTAGACGGTGCTATGAACCCACCTGAACAGCACGTTAGAGGTCAAAGACGAAGAAGAACAAGATCATGATTGCATTAAATATTTTTCTTGCAGTCATGGCAGCATTCTTTGGATTCGGTTCAGTGGGTGACAGGATTCAGAAAAATAGGGATAATTATACAAGGGTTTGTATTGCTTGTATCATAGCAATTATAATCATAAATTTATTTTAAGAAAGGTTAAATGGTGAAAAATTATGGCAGTAGATTTTAGTGCATTCGATGAACAGGTTGATATTAACACATTACAGAAAGAGGTTCAGGAAGCAGACGATTCACAGTTTGAAGATGTACCGGATGGGGATTATGATGTAAGTTTTGATAAAATCGAGATCAAGCCAACAAAGAAAGGTGACAAGCTGATGTTTTCCGTACAGTGCAGCATCTTGGAAGGTAATCAGAAAGATAGAAAGATTTTCTTCAACCGTACTATTTCCGGCAACACTTCACAGAAGTGGACTAATGGCATGGCAATCAAATCTGTTTGCACATGGCTTGATAAACTTGAAACAGATACAGTACCGGAATTTATCAACTACAGTGATTTTGCTGATTGTGTTCTTGATATTTTTCAGGAAGTACAGGGTAAAGTTGGTGCAGCAGTTACTTATAAAGCTGATAATTTCAACCCAATCACAATCAACGAAGCGTTTGATATGTAAAAATTTTTAGCTTCCTTGTATCTTAAAAAGATACTAATATAAAAACAGCGGTGTGTAAAACGCACACCGCTGTTCAAAAAGTGGGTGATTTAGTAAATGATATTCTACGATTTTGAGGTTTTTGAAAAGGATTGGCTTGCTGTATTCATTGATGTGACGAATAAAAAAGAACACGTGATAATCAATAGCCTTGATAAACTAAAAGCCTTATATGAAGCAAATAGAAAAGATATATGGGTAGGATTTAATAACCGTCACTACGATCAGTACATCATGAAAGGTATTCTGCTTGGTATGAATCCTAAAAAAATCAATGATTGGATTATCGTTGATAATAAAGAAGGTTGGCAATATTCAAGAGCGTTCAATAAATTACCAATGATCAATTATGATGTAATGCCAAGCAATGATGAAACCATGAAAACAGTCGGATTGAAAACAATGGAAGGTTTTCTTGGTTCAAACATCAAGGAAACTGATGTTGATTTCCGTATCAAAAGGAAACTGACACCGGAAGAAATAGAACAGACGGTTAAATACTGTAGGCATGACGTAGAACAGACTATCAAGGTATTTCTTGAAAAAGTCAGTGAGTTTAATGCAGTTCATGGAATTATACAGGCATTCCCAAAAGAAACGTCACTGTATGACATTGGTGACAGTGAAGCCCGGATAACAGCAAAGGTTCTTGGGTGTTCAAAAACCCATTTTGGTGATGAATTTGATTTCTTTTTTCTTCCATGCCTGAAACTGAAAAAATACAAATACGTTCAGGAATGGTTTGCAGAGAAAAGAAAAGAAGCCCTTGAAATGGGGTTACAAGATTTTGACAAAAAAGATAAAAAGACTTGGTACAAGTCACAGAACTTTGAAACGATTGTTGCAGGAATACCACACACATTTGGTTTTGGCGGTCTGCATGGTGCATCTGATAATCCGATACATCGGAAAGGTCAGATTCTTCATGTAGACGTAAATAATTACTATCCGTCAATGCTGATTGCATGGGGACTTGTAACAAGGGCAGCAACCAATAACAACTTCAAACTGGTGTATGACACACGAAAAGCCATGAAAAAGAAACAGGTTGCAGCAGCTAAAGCCGGAAGAAAGGCAGAAGCAAAGCAATGGAAAAAAGCACAGTTGCCATATAAGAAGATGCTGAATGCACTTTCAGGGGCAATGAAAGATGAAACCAATGCTGCATATGATCCACGTAATAACAACTGTATGTGTATTAACGGTCAGTTAATGTTGCTTGACTTAATCGAGCATTTGGAAGTAGTGCCGGGACTTGAACTAATTCAGTCAAATACCGATGGTCTGATCATTTGGATTCCTGACACTGATGAAGCCTTTGAAATGGTTGATGATATTTGTTGGGAGTGGGAACAGCGTTGTTCAACTGAACAATGTTCAATATTACTTGAACTTGACAATATATCAGAAATCTATCAGAAGGACGTAAACAATTACCTTTGGATTGGTACTGATGGCGGTGTTGAAAGAATTGGTGCTTACGTCAAAGAACTTTCTGCTATTGACTATGATTTACCGATACTGAACAAAGCACTGGTTGACTACATGGTGAAAAAGATACCTATTGAACAGACTATCAATCAGTGTAATGACTTGATCATGTTCCAAAAAATAGTGAAGCTGTCAAACAACTATAACTTAGTAGAGCATGAACAGGGTACTGGTCATATTACTAAGGTCACAAAACACCGGGACGGTACACGAACAGAACTGTGGTCATATCCTACCACACGAAAATATACCTATAAATCTTATCGTGTATTTGCTTCCAATCGTGTAACAGACGGTAGGTTGTTAAAACGTAAGGTTGTAAAACCAAAGGGTGAAAAATTTGGAAACACACCTGATCACAGTTTTATTTATAACGATTCAGTGATTGGGGTTAAAGTACCACCTGAATTAGATAGACAGTGGTACATAGATTTAGCAAGAAAAAGACTGAAACAATTTGGTATTGTAGCATAATACCGGAAAGGTGGGAACATGACAGACATTACAATCAAATATGATCATGGTCAGATGCTTATTCACTTAGATAATTTTTTATCTGATGGAAAAATTGCAAAGGTTAGAAAACTGTTGAAGCTGATCAGACAGAGTTACACACCGGAATGTGAAGAACAAATAAAAGAATATTTACAGTGTGTAGTAGATAAAGACAAATTCCATAATAATCAGACGACACTTGCAGGTAAGATTACCAATATTGAAAGCAATATTTATATTTTAGAAAAGCGGTTAAAAGCTGCAACACTTAATCGTAATGCATTTAAGAAGTCCACCCCTATTCATAAAAATGAAGATTGGGAAAAGTGGAATGAACGGGTTAATGATTGCAGGGAATCATTGAAAGAATCAAAGAAACTTCTTACAGCAGTAAACCGGGAGTATAAGCAGAATGTCAAGAACAGGACATTTTATAAAAAAGTGATGCAAGAATTTAGTTAAAGGATGGTGAAACAGGATGTTGTACAAAGGGTACATAAAGACAAAAGGCAAGAAAGCTATCGAAGCATTCAAAGGCCGGACAAAATACCGCACTTATGACGAAGTGAAGAATCTTGAAGGGTTCGGTGGTGTTCTTGCTGATGATACCATCCTGATAGATATTGACGATGCTGAACAGTCTGAAATTTTAATGAACATTGTGGAAGAATATCAGCTTGATTGTCGGGTGTATTGTACAAGCCGGGGCAGACATTTTTTATTTAAGAATCATAGTATTACAAGGAACAGGACACACGTACCGCTTGCGGTTGGTCTGACAGCAGATATAAAACTTGGTACACGTTCATCATATGAAGTAATCAAGATTGACGGTGAAGAACGCTTTATTGAGTGGGACATTGAAGAAGGTGGAACATATCAGGAAGTTCCAAAATGGTTGTTCCCGGTTCGTACAGCGGTTGACTTTCTTGATATGGATGCAGGTGACGGACGCAATCAGGCATTATTCAATTATATCCTGACACTTACATCAAATGATTTTAGTGTTGATGATACAAGAGAATGTATTAGGATTCTGAACAGATTTGTACTGAAAAAACCGTTATCTGATGATGAACTGGAAGTGATTCTTAGGTATGAAGCATTTCAAAAACCTGTATTCTTTTGTGATAAGACATTCCTGTTTGACCGTTTTGCAACATGGCTTAAGAACAATGAAAATGTAGTCAGTATCAGTAATCAGTTACATATCTATCAAGATGGGATTTATCAGGTTGGGTACAAGGCTATTGAAACCGCTATGATCAGTCAGATACCGAACCTGAAAAAGACACAGCGAAGAGAAGTATTAGAGTATATGGAACTTATAGCTGATGAAAAAGCACAGGCAGATGCACGTTATATAGCGTTCAGGAACGGTGTATTGGATATTGTGACCGGACAGATGCAACCATTCAGCCCCGATTTGGTTATTACCAATCAAATACCTTGGGACTACAACCCGGAAGCTTACAGTGAACTGGCAGACGATACACTGAACAAATTAGCTTGCGGTGATCAACCGATCAGGGCATTATTGGAAGAATGTATTGGCTATTGCTTTTATCGCAGGAATGAACTTGGTAAGGCATTCATCCTGACAGGTGACAAGTCCAATGGTAAGAGTACATTCCTTGATTGTGTCAAAGCAATTCTTGGTGATGGGAATATATCAGCACTTGACCTGAAAGAACTGGGGGACAGGTTCAATACTTCAATGATGTTCGGAAAACTGGCAAATATCGGTGATGATATTGGTGATGACTTCCTGCAAGGTTCACAGGTAGCAACATTCAAGAAAGTAGTTACAGGTAACAGAATCAAAGCAGAAAGAAAAGGGCAAGACCCTTTTGAGTTTAACCCTTATGTGAAGCTGCTGTTTTCAGCAAATGATATACCAAGAATGAAAGATAAGACAGGGGCAGTTCTTAGACGTTTGGTAATTATTCCATTCAACGCAAGATTTACAAAGTATTTACCAAGTGGTGAGATTGACCCGGATTACAACCCTTATATCAAGTATCAGTTGGTTGAACAAAGTTCAGTTGAATATCTGATCAGGGTAGGTGTGGAAGGACTGAAAAGAATCATTGAAAACAATGAGTTCACCAAGTCTGAAAAAGTAACTGAACAGATTGATGAATATGAAAACGAAAATAACCCAATCAAAGCATTTATTGATGATTGTGGTGTTGAAATGATTGAGAATGAACCAACAAGTGACGTATACAGCAGGTATCAGGTATTTTGTGCAGATGGTGGAATGCAGCCAATGTCAAAAGGTGTGTTCAGTAAGCAGATCAATAAACGATTGGGATTTGAAACGTCAGTAACGAGAGTAGGTGACAAATTGATAAGGATATTCAGAAAGGTGTGACGGTATGGAAAAGTTAGTATTAACAGGTACGGTTTGTTTTTGCTGCGGTCTTACGGTGGGGTTAATCCTTGGTGCTGTAGTAATGGCATTAGCTGTTGCAGCTAAAAAGTACAAACCAAAAACAAAAGAAATTGATGATTGTTGGGGTTGTTTCGGTGCTGCAATGGGTGATTGCGATCACTGCCCTGTAAAGGATGGTGATGAAGATGAAAAAGATACAAATTATTGAATTATTCGGTGGAATCGGTTCACCAAGGGTTGCGTTAAGAAATATGGGTATACCTGTAAAGGCAATAGATTATGTTGAAATAGATGAAAAAGCGGTCAGATCGTACAATGCAATGTTTGCTGATGAACTGCCATATGAAACACAGTCAGTTGTTAATTGGAATCTAAAACCTGATATTTTAATTCATGGTTCACCCTGTCAAGATTTTAGTATTGCCGGACATCAAGGGAAGGCAACAGCAGCCGATGGAAGAATTAACAAGGGTAAAGGTGCTGATGAAGGTTCAGGAACAAGATCATCATTGATGTGGGAAACAGTACACATTATCGAACAGATGGGAGAATGGAAACCGACTGTTGTTGTGTGGGAAAATGTAAAGAATGTTTTATCAAAACACATGATTCACAATTTCAACCGATACCTGTCGTATATGGAGAAGCTTGGATATTCCAATAACTACAAAGTCTTAGATGCACGTGATTATGGTATACCGCAAGCAAGACAAAGATGTTTTACTGTTTCTGTTTTAGGTGATCACCCTTTTGATTTTGAGTTGATGCAGAAAAGACCAATGCGTGATATTTCAAATTTTCTTGAATCAGGAAATGTATCTGATTGTTACATGGTGACACAACCAAGCGTATATAATTCGATAGGCAAAAAAGGAATCAGAAGGGCAAAGGTTATTGAAGGTTATGCAAATACAATAACTACAAGACAGGACAGAACCCCGGCACAGGTCATTGATTTAGGGGATGGAAAATATAGGTATTTAACAGAATTGGAATGTTGGCGGTTGATGGGGTATTCTGACGAAGATTATTATGCAGCAGAATCAACCTGCAAAGTTGAACCGGGAAAAATGAACAGAACACTGTACCACCAATCAGGAAATTCAATAGTAGTACCTATTTTTGAAGAAATGTTCAGGGTAATCATAAATGATATTTTGGAAAGGAAAGATGTAAATGTACAAAAATAGTGAAGGATATGTTGACCCAACAGCAGGTGCAGCAATGGCAACGGTTAAGCGTGAAGAAAATGCAGAACTAAATGACCGTAACCACAGACTGATTCAAGTGATCAGGAGCATTGTTGACATTGCCGGGTTTGAAATTGTTGGAAGGGTATCACTGAAACATAAAAAATCAGGTAAGGTGTTTCATTAGTTCGATACACCAATCAGTGTTGTGGTGGTAGTGGTTACGGTAAAGTTACAGTTGGTTACAGTAAAAGTTACACTTGAAAGCCTTTATTTATAAGGGTGTTACAGTTGTTACAGTTAAAAACAAATTCTTTAATAATTGTAGTTTTTTTAATAGTAATAAGACTTGGTAAAAATAAGAATATATAAGAATATGATTTTAACTGTAACCGTAACAAGTGTAACTTCCTTGATTTATAAGGGCTTGAAGCACTTTTTAACAGTATTTTCAACTGTAACAGAACTGTAACAGTTACAGAAAGTGAGGTAAAAATATGAGTGATCAGAAGAAATTAAGTGCAAGGGAATATCTGAAACAGCTTGAAGTGTTAGATATGCAGATAAATGATGATATTGCCACGCTGTCAGATATGAAAATGAATGTATGCAGTGCAGGCGGTATTGATTACAGCCGGGACAAAGTGCAGACTTCACCTGTAGGTGATAAGTTATGTAAGGATGTAGTAAGGTATACCATGTTTGACCAACACATCAATGAAGAAATAGATCAGTTTGTTGATGCAAAGAAGCAGATCATTAAGGAAATCCGGGGATTGCGTGACAAGAATATGATTCAGATTCTTACAAAAGTGTATGTGCAGTTTAAAACAGTCAAGGTTGCTTCACAGGAAATGAAAAAATCTTATTCATATACTGTAGAACTGCATAATAAGGCACTTTCAGCGTTTGAAGATACCTATAAAAACCTTACATATCTGACATAAAACCAATTATTTCATATTTGACAAATACAAGCTGACCTTTTATAGTGTATGCTGTACAAAAATTTTTGCAGGTAATTTATTATTACCTGCAAATTTTTTATGCAAAATTATATTGATTATTGTCTTATGTGCTGCAAGGGTGCTAAAATCTCCTACCTTGCAGCACTTTTTGTTATAAAAATGATAGAAAGGCGGTGTTGTTATGGCAAAAAAAGGCAAATTAACTGAAAAGCAGCAACGTTTTGTTGATGAATACCTGATTGACCTGAATGCAACACAGGCAGCTATTAGGGCAGGTTATTCAGTAAAAACAGCTGATGCAATCGGATGTGAAAACTTGACAAAACCTAATATTCAACAGGCTATTGCTGAACACATGGCAGAACGGTCACGAAGAACCGGAGTGAATCAGGATAGGGTTGTCTTAGAACTTGCCAAGATTGCATTTGTCAGAATGACAGACGTTGTTGACAGTAACGGAAGAATCAAACAAGATGCGTCTGCTGATGATCTGTCTTGTATTGAATCAATCAAATATAAGGAATCCGATAATGAGTTTGGTGGAAGTGTTGAGAGAGAAGTCAAGATTGCTTCCAAGATGAAAGCCATTGAACTGCTAGGTAAACATTTAGGTATGTGGAATGATAAGTTAGATGTAAATGTGACAGCCCCTATTGTTATTTCAGGAGCAGACGCACTTGAGGACTAAATACAGGCAGCCATCAAGTCAATATGTATTTGGTTATCAGAAGTTCATTCTGATGCCGGAAGATTACAAGGCTACAAAGTCCGGTAAGGTCAATGTGAAATTGCCGGAAGTAGTCGGTAAGGGTTACGGTACATTTTGGCGGTGGAAAGGTAGATACCGGGCAGTCAAAGGTTCACGTGCATCTAAGAAGTCAAAGACTACAGCATTATGGTACATCACCAATATGATGAAGTACCCTGATGCGAATACCTTAGTTGTCAGAAAAACTTACAGAACACTAAAGGATTCCTGTTTTACCGAATTGAAATGGGCTATACATCGACTTGGTGTTGATGCTTTTTGGGATATAAAAGAATCACCACTTGAAATGACGTATAAGCCAACAGGTCAAAAGATTTATTTCAGGGGACTGGATGACCCACTGAAAGTAACATCAATCACTGTTGATCAGGGTGTATTGTGTTGGATGTGGATTGAAGAAGCGTATGAAATTAGTTCAGAGGATGATTTCAATATGCTTGATGAATCTATTCGTGGTGCAATCCCGGAAGGTTCAGACCTGTTCAAGCAGATCACCGTCACTTTCAACCCTTGGAATGAACACCATTGGTTGAAGAAACGTTTTTTTGATAACCATGACGATGAAACACTTGCACTTACCACCAATTACACCTGCAACGAATGGTTAGATAAAGCCGATCTTAAGGTTTTTGAAACCATGAAGAAACAGAACCCACGCAGATATGCAGTTGCCGGACTTGGTAACTGGGGTATCGTTGACGGTCTTGTGTATGAGAATTGGCATGAAGAAGCCTTTACACTGGAACAGATCAGACAGCAATACAAGATTGATTCAGCCTTTGGTTTAGACTTTGGTTATACGAATGACCCATCTGCATTGTTTTGTGGATTCATTGACACGAAGAACAAAAAGATATTCGTGTGGGATGAAATGTATAGTGCAGGTCTTTCCAATGAGCGAATATATCAGAACATCACTGATATGGGATATGTAAAGGAAAGAATCACAGCAGATTCAGCAGAACCAAAGTCTATTGATCAGTTAAAAGGCTATGGTCTTAGGGTCAAAGGTGCTGAAAAAGGCAAGGACAGCATCAACAGCGGTATTCAGTTCATTCAGGACTTTGAAATCATCATACATCCAAGGTGTGTGAACTTCCTGACGGAGATCAGCAACTATACTTGGGACAAGGACAAGTTTGGTAATAAACTGAACCGCCCTATTGATGACTTCAACCACCTGATGGATGCTATGCGATATGCATTAGAAAAATATATTAAGAAAGGCAGCGGTTGGTTATACAAATAGCTGTATGGTTAAAATCATGAAAATAAAGATTCACAATGATGTATGGAAGGTCAAACTGGTGGATGCAAATGCAAAAAAAATGAACCCTGACCCAAATAGCTATAATTTTGGGCTGACCGAATATAAGGAACTTCTGATCAGCATTATGGACGGACGTTCTGAATCAGTAACACGTTCAACACTGATTCACGAATTGGTTCATGCTTTTATATTCTCATACGGTCATGCGGTCGATGGTGAAGAAGCAATGTGTGATTTTTTCGGTGTTCATGGGGATGAAATCATTGACCTTACAAATCAGATTATAGAAAGGTGGGGTGACAGGTGCTTACAGTCGAAGAAATAAAGATGTTCATTGATGAAGATGCTGCATCAATGAAAAAGCATTTTGCAAGAATAGGTGAACGCTATTTTGATGGTGATCACGATATTAAAAATTACAGAATGTTTTATTTTAATTCTGATGGTCAACTTGTGGAAGATACAAGCAGGGCAAATGTAAGAATACCACACCCATTCTTTAAGGAACTGACAGAACAGAGTACACAATACACCCTTTCAGGTTCAGATGGTTTTGTATTCAGTGATGTGCCTGAACTACAGAGTGAACTTGATGCAAGATTCAATAACAATGATGATTTTATCGATGAACTGTCAGAAACACTTACAGACTGTCAAACAAAAGGTTTTGCTTATATGTATGCAATGAAAGACAGTACTGACAAGTTGAAGTTCACGTGCGCTGACAGTATTGGTGTGGTGGAAGTAGAAGCCCGGTTTGCAGAAGATAAGAAAGACCATGTTATTTACTGGTACGTTGACCGGGTTGACAAGGAAGGTCACAGAATCAAGAAAATCATGGATTGGGATGATGAACAGGTTGTCTATTATACACAGAACGATGAAGGGGAAATCATCAAAGATAAATCAGTAAAGTTTAATACAAGACCACACATACTGTATAAGGTTGACGGTGATGATAACACCTATGTCGATTCACTTGGTTTCTTGCCATTCTTCCGGTTAGATAATAACAAGAAACAGTTCAGCAATCTGAAAGCTGTAAAAGACCTGATTGATGATTATGACCTTATGGCATCCAGTCTTTCCAATAATCTGATTGACTTTGATCACCCATTATATGCGGTCAAAGGGTTTGAAGGTGATAACCTTGATGAATTGCAGCAGAATCTTAATACAAAAAAGATTGTCGGTGTCGGTTCAGATGGTGGTATTGAAGTACACACAGTAGATGTACCGTATGAAGCCAGAAAGGTTAAGTTGGAACTGGATGAAAAGAACATATATCGTTTTGGTATGGGGCTGAACTTGTCAGGTCTGAAAGATACATCAGCAACAACCAATATTGCAATCAAGGCAGCTTATTCACTGCTTGATCTTAGATGTAAACACCTTGAAAGGAATATCAAGCGTTTCTTGCGTAAGATCGTATCAGTCTGTATTGATGAAATCAATCAGCAGAATGGTACAGATTATCAGATCACCGATGTTTATTTTGAATTTACCCATGAAGTAATGAGTAATGAACAGGAAAATGAACAGAATGAACTTACAGAAGCACAGAAACAACAGGTGCAAATCAACACGCTGATGTCACTTGCAAACGTTTTTGGTGATGATCTGATTATTCAGTATATTTGTGATGTACTTGATATTGACTATGAAAGTGTGAAGGACAAGTTGCCGGATAATGAAGCTGATAAGGTGCAGCAGGTGCAAGATGATCTTGATTCTATTATACCGGATGATGAAGGCGGTGGAATAGGTGAACAAGGCACAGAAGGAAGTACAACAGGTACAACTTAACGATGAAAAGAAAGTAATCAAGCTGTTAGAACTGGTGTATGAACAGGCGAAAAAGGATTGTGAACAAAAAATCAGGGAACTGTCAGCAAGGACAGACCTTGAAAATCTGCAAAGCATCATATACCAAAAAGAATATCAGCAGATTATGGTTGATCAGATTGAATCAATTTTGTATGACCTGCATGAAGGACAGTTTACAACAATAGCTGATTATTTACAGCAATCGTACATAAACGGTTATGTTGGTATGTACTATGACCTGCATCTTAGCGGTATACCTTTGGTTGTTCCAATCAACCAAGATCAGGTTGTCAAGGCGGTTCGTACAGACAGTAAATTGTCAAGCGGTCTGTACACCAAACTTGGTGAAGATGTTGGTTACCTTAAACGGTCAATTCGTGCTGAACTTTCAAGAGGGATTGCAAGCGGTTCAACATGGAATGAAATGGCATTAAGAATTGCCAAGGGTATGAACAGCCCTTTTCGTAAAGCATATAACAATGCGATACGGATTGCCCGGACGGAAGGACATAGAATACAGAATGAAGCAGCCCTTGACGGTCAGCATGGAGCAAAGAAAAAGGGTGCTGATATAGTCAAACAGTGGGATTCAACACTTGATGGACGTACAAGGGATGAACACCGGGAATGTGACGGACAGATCAGGGAAATTGATGAACCGTTTGATGTTGGCAGTGAGAAAATGCAAGCACCGGGTGTTGGCGGTTCTGCAAAGAACGTCTGTAATTGTCGGTGCTGTTTACTGCAACGTGCAAAATGGGCATTAGACGATGATGAACTAAAGACCTTACAAGAACGTGCAGCATTCTTTGGATTGGATAAAACACAGTCGTTCAACGACTTCAAACAGAAATATTTGAAGTTACCTGACAATGCTGATACAATGAATGTGAAAGAATATGATGTGTTGGCACACACCCAAAAGCTAAAGGGTGCAATGAGTAGTTCAGATTACGATGAATACATGAATATTCTGACTGAACACAGTAATACATCACTTCAAAAACTGTATGCAAAGTATGCTGATAAAATAAGTGGAGTCAGTGAAGGAAAAAGTGGATATTATAGACCTGCTGACAACAAACTGGTTTTCTCTTACCCTATTCAAAGGTACATTGATAACGGAAAGAGTAAATACGGAACATTAGCACATGAGTACGGTCACTTTTTTGATGCAAAAGCTGATTATGAGGGGCTTCACTTTAACGAAGTGGAAACAATTCATAGTAAAACAAAGTATCAGACAAACCGATTCGCAAAAGTGGCAAGTTCTTCTGATGAATTTTTGACTGCTGTGAGAAAAGATAGACAGTTTTTGAAATCAATACTGACAGATGATGTTGAAAAAGAACTTAGAGATCATGACGCAAGTGGCGGTGTTCAGGATGCCATTGATGGACTTCTTTCACATCGTATCAACTGGGGGCACGGTGACAAATATTACAATCGTAAATATCATTCAGTAAAGCAGCTTAAAGAACATAAAGGTTTACAGGCAGCATATAAAGAACTTGGTATTGATGCAAGTAATCTTAGCAAGGTAGCAAATGAATGTAGGGTTTATGAATCTGCATCTGAAATGTGGGCTAACATCATGGGTGCAGAAGTCAATGGTGGTTCTGAACTGGAATATGTGAAGAAGTACTTGCCAAACAGCTATGAAGCATTCATTGAAATTCTGAAAGGGGTAAAATAATATGAATGAGAAATTACAGAAAGCACTCGAACGGTATAAGGAAAAATTCAATGATGATTTTCCAACTATTCCGTTTGAAAGTCAGGAAGATGAAGGAATTATTGACATTATTGATGAATGTATCGAAGAAAACAAAGACGTTTATGATCTTGGGTACTTGTCACTTGACGATATAATGTATTAAAAAGCAAAGGTATACAATTCTGCACCTTTGCTTTTTTATTACCTATATGACCGTTATATAAGGTCAGAAAGGGGGATAAAAGGAACATGAAAGCGTTGCACATTCACTTGGTACTGTAGAAAGGTATGGTGATCCTGATTATCTCCCAACTATGGGTTAAATAGTATTTTTAGGCATCCGCAAGGGTGTCTTTTCTTTTGTCCGAAAAAGGCTTATGACGTTTAAACTGCTGCTGAAATGACCCCCGCAACATGGGATATAAACTGTTGACCGTTCCCGGTGACACCGGATATAAAAACATGACGGAGAAAGGAAGAAGAACATGGAATTTTTAAAAGCATTTTTTGGTGATAAGGCTATCACCTATGATGAACTGGTACAGGCAATCAATACCTATAACGGTGATGAAAAGAACAAAGAGAAGCTGATCAAGATGGTCAACCTTACTGATGGTGGTTATGTGTCTAAGGACAAATACACCAACCTTGAAACTGACCTTTCCGGTAAGACTACAGAACTGACTAAGGCTAATAACCTGATTGAAGAACTGAAAAAGTCAGCAGGAAAAGACGAAGAAACACAGCAGAAAATCACTGCATATGAAACAGAGATTGCAGACCTTAAGAAAGAAAATGCAGAACTGAAAACAGAAAATGCATTGAAATTTGCGTTGGTTGCAGCAGGTGCAGTTGATGTTGATTATCTTGTATTCAAGGCAAAGGAAAAAGGTGAAATCAAACTTGGTGATGATGGAAAAATCAAGGGTGAAGATGATCTGATTTCAGGTCTTAAAACACAGCATCCTACCATGTTTGAAGCATCCAATGGCAATCAGCAGCAGAGTGGTAACAGAAAGATTCTTGAAAACAACCTGCCAGGCGGTGATAAAGACAAGACAGTTACCAAAGAACAGTTCCTTAAGATGGGTTACAACGAAAGAATGAAACTCAAAGAGGAAAACCCGGAGTTATTCAAACAGTTAAATGTACACTAAGAAAGGTTAAAATGGTGAATTAAATGGCAAGAACAGGAAATTTTGGCGGTTTTGCTTTTGATGAAGAAGTATTTACCGGAATGATGCAGGAAGCCGACTATTGGACTACACCAATTATTGCTTCCGGTATCGTGCAGCAGGACAGTTCTATTATGGACTTAATCGGTGAGCATGGAAACGTGGCAACAATTCCAATTTATAAACCGATTGACGCAAATGAAAGCGGTATGGAAGCACTGAACAACGATGGTGAAACAAACAACACACCTGTTGAAATCAGAGGTGACAAACAGACTTGTATGCTTATTCAGAGAATGAAAGCATTCAAGGCTAAAGACTTTACAAAGGAATTAACTGGTGCTGACCCTATGACACTGATCAGAAATAAGATTGCAGGTTATTATGGTCAGGTTTGGGAAAAAGAACTGATGAATATTGCACAGGCAGTATTAGCAGTTGCAGCACTTAGTGATCATGTACTTGATCTTACCAAAGGTACTAAGACAAACATTGAAGCAGGTACAATTTACGATGCAGAACAGGCAGCACTTGGTGATATGGCAGGTGGTCTTGGTCTGATGGTTATGCATTCCATGATCTTTAAAGAGTACAAGAAAATGGAAATGGTTGACTATGATAAGTATGTTGTCAACGGTGTAATTCAGAAAGAAATTACATTGCCAACTATCGCAGGTAAACACGTACTTGTAACTGATAGATTTACAGCTACAGGATCAGGTGCAGATGCGGTTTACAGCACATATCTGTTTGGCGAAGGTGCATTTTTATCTTGCGATAAGAACAACTATGAGAATCAGTATACAACCAACTATGACCCGGAAGCATCCGCAGGTATTGACAAGTTCTATACCAAACAGGGTAAGGTACTGCATCCGAACGGTCTTTCTTTGGCAGTTGACAATATTGCAAAAGAATCACCGACTTTTGCAGAACTTGGTAAGTCAGCAAACTACAGCCTTAAGTTCAATGATAAGAATGTAAAGATGGGTCTTATCAAGTCCAAAGTTGGTACACCGACTGTATAAGAAAGGGTGATCTGATGATATTAGCGGTTGATGAAGTGATGGAATTGCCTGAATTTGCAATGCAAAATGAAAAGGTAATTGAAGAAAAACTTAACGCTGCTGAACTTATGATCAGAGCATACACTAATAACAATTTTCAGAATCGGTTTGTTCGTTTTACTGCTGACAGTTTGGGTAACCGCTTACTTGGAACATCAGATTTCTTAAAAGTGGGTGATACAGTTCAGATTTCACAGTCAATGGTGAATGATGGACTGTATAAGGTCACTGAACTTGGTGATGATTTCATCAGAGTTGATCAGGAGTTGTACAAAAGTACAAACCTGATCACTAAGGTGGAATACCCTGCTGATGTTCGTGCAGGTGTGCTTGAACTGATTAAGTGGGATATTAAGAACAGACCGAAAACCGGGGTCAAGTCTGAAACGCTGTCAAGATACAGTGCAACTTACTTTGATCAGGACGCTAACAATCAGGTTATGGGCTATCCTGTTGCCCTACTTGGATTCTTAAAGCCTTATATAAAGGCTAGATTCTGATTATATGAGTGTTGGCGGTAACATTCAAGGATTGTTACAGGTAAAAAAGAACGGTGCTAAAAATGCCATAGGTGAGCGTAAAAACACATGGGTTGATTGTACGTCAATATTAGGGTGGTTGGACTTATCGACAGGTGATTCAAAGCATACAACTTTTTATGCCAAGGTTCAGGAAAGTACACATATTTTTTTGTGTGATTTTACTAATCTTAAGAATCTGTCAACAGATGAACAGGAAACCGTTGATGTGACAAGTGACAATGCAAGAATGGTTGTGAATGGTGAGGTGTATGAAATCCTTCTGATTGATGACCCTATGAATATGCATGATCATTTAGAAATCTATCTTAGGTTTATAGGGGGTCAGTAGTATGTCAGTTGAATTTATAGATAATACAGCAAAAGTTAAAGCTACATTATCGGAAGGGGTTATTGGATTCCTTCACGAAGCAGGCGGTGAAATACAGGCACAGACCCAAAGAAACAGCCGGGTTGATACTGGACAAACAAAGGGGTCTTACAAGTATATGGTTGACGAAGGGAAAGATGAATCAACTGTTGCTGTAGGTTCAGACCTTGAAAATGCGATTTGGGAAGAATTTGGTACTGGTGAATATGCACTGCATGGTGACGGAAGAAAAGGCGGTTGGGTTTATAAGAGTAAGAAAGACGGTAAATTTTACCATACTTACGGAAAAACACCACGACAACCACTCACGAAAGCATTTCAGAGTGTAGCCCCAAAGATAAAGAAACAGCTTGTAAATGTCATTAAACAGAATTTAGGGGGGTAATTATGGTTGATATACTTGGTTTTATTTCTGATCAGCTTGATCAACTTGGTGTTCCCTATGAATTTGGTGAATGGACGGATGAAATCAGCTATCCTTACTTTGTCGGTTCGTTCAATGAGATTGAACACAGATTAGAGGACGGATATACAGGCGGTGTGTTTACACTTGACGGTTGGTCAAGGGGGTCAAAATTACCGCTTGCAGAAATAAATGACAAACTAAAAAAAGCATTTGAAGATTTAAGGGCAGTTCAGGAAGGAACTGCTTTTTTTATTACCTATTGGAACAGTTTAATGATTCCAACAGGTGAAGAAGATCTTTTTAGAATTACGATAACACTTAACACAAATGAGTGGAAAGGAGCATAAAAGAATGGGCTTAAAAAAGCATGGTATTACATCTGAAACTATCAAGAACATGATATTGGGTGCAGGTGTCATTTACAAAAATCTTAAGTATGAGAAATCAACCAGCGGTTGGACTGGTACACCACTTGGTGCAACTTCTGGTGGTCTTAAGTTCAATTATGAAGCACAGTGGTTAGATGTTGAGGTAGACGGCGCAACTGTACTGATCAAGGGTGTCAGCAAGCAGAAGGTTGGTGAATCTGCCACACTTGAAGGTCAGATGACAGAACTTACAGAAGATATTCTTGTAAGTGCATTACACCTCGTAAAATCCACTTCCGAAGATACAACCTATGTCAAATATGTATCTAAGGAAAACATCACAGAAGCAGATTATCTTGAAAATGTTGCCTATGTTGGAACACTTTCAAGCGGTAAAAATGTAATTATCATTTTACCGAACGCACTCTGTACAGAAGCATTTGAACTGGAAACAAAGAACGCTGAACAGACAACATTTGCTGTCAAGTTTGAGTGTACAGCTGATCTTGAAAACGACAGCTTAAACAAGTTGGATATTGCTATTTACTATCCAAACGCTGTTGTGTAGGGGGTGTGAATTATGCGAGTTGTAGTAGTAAGAGAATATACAGACAAGTACACAGGTGAAGGTCATGTGATCGGTGAAAAACTGGATATGACGGAAGAAAGATTTGCAGAAATTCAGGACAAAGGAATGTTTGTGGTTGATATTTCTGATGAAGTAGTGCAGCATGAAACAGCAAGTGAACAGACTGAACCTGTTGAACATGAAACATCTGCACCAAAACAGGATAAACCTGCAAAGGGTGGTAGAAGAAACAGATCGAAAAAAGAAAGTGAGGATAAATAATCATGGCAGATTTCAGATTTAAGGATTTAACAGTTGATAACGCATTTGACTTTTGTGAGGTTCTTGCAGTTATCGGAGTAGAACAGGTTATTGGTGCATTTGACAAAGACGAGATTCAGCAGTTGCAGGAATCCGGTACAGATATGAAAGAAGTGGGTATTGTCATTGCTATGAAAGTATGTGGCATTCTGATCAATAACATTTCCAAAGCAAGAAATGAGATCTGTAAGTTTTTTGCTAACTGTATGGAGTGGGACAACGGTACAGCGGTTACTGCTGATGATGTGAAGAAATTCAAGCTGAAACAGTTTGCTGTCATGGTGAAAGATTTTGCTAAGAAAGATGATCTTATGGATTTTTTCGAGGGTGTTGCCGAATTAGTGGGTACGGAACAGAACGATTCGATGAATGCTGCAACCGTAGATATGGTAACCCCTACAGCTATTTAGATAAAGCAATCAGCCGGGGGAAATTAGACGCTACTGTTAGAACAGTCCTGAAACAGGACAATGAAGATAAACAGTGGGACTTATACTGTGCAATCACAGCAAACCCACTTGCTGATGATGTTGGAAATTTTGAAGAATTTAAACAGCGGTTTATGAGTACAGCACCGAAAGGTGAAAAGACTGAACAAACTGAACAGACAATGAACAATGCACAGATTAAGTTACAGGTGGAAAAAGCAAATAAAATTCTGAATGGATTCGTGCCACCGTTGAAAGGGGGTGGCTAATCGTTGGATATTTTTTCGTTGGTCGGAAAAATAACGATCAATTACGCTGATGCGGTAAACAACATTGAAAAGGTTTCAAAGTCTGCAAAGGACACAGCTGAAACACTGGAAGATGTTGATAAAAAGGCAGATGGTGCAGGTGATTCAGTAGAAGATGCTGGACAAGCTGCCAAGAATGCAGACAGTGGATTTACGACATGGAAAGCCACGCTTGCGAATTTAGCATCTACAGCAATCACAAAAGTAATTTCAGGATGTACACAGTTAGCTGAAAAAATGGCAGATGTGACAAAATCAGCGGTTGGTCACTATGCTGAATATGAACAGTTAGTTGGTGGTGTTGAAACACTATTCAAAGACAGTTCCGGTAAACTGATTGATTATGCTGAAAAGGCATATAAGACAGCCGGAATGAGTTCAAATCAGTATATGGACACCGCAACGTCATTTGCTGCTTCACTGATTCAAGGTCTTGGTGGTGATACTGCAAAAGCGGTTGAACTGACCAACCTTGCTATCACTGATATGTCAGATAATGCTAACAAGATGGGTACTGACATAGGTTCTATACAGGACGCTTATCAGGGTTTTGCGAAGCAAAATTACACGATGTTGGATAACCTGAAACTTGGTTATGGTGGTACACAATCTGAAATGATCAGATTGATAAATGATTCAGGGGTACTTGGTGAAAAGATAGAAAGTTTGGATAACGTAACGTTTGATCAAATGATTGAAGCTATTCACAAAATTCAGGACAACTTAGGTATAACTGGAACAACCGCCCTTGAAGCAGGTACGACAATATCAGGTTCATGGAGTTCAGTACAGGCATTGTTTGAAAATATCCTGACAAAAGTAGGTTCAAAACTTGCACCTACAGTCATGGGATTTTTACAGCAGTTGTCAGACTGGATGGAAACAATAGATTGGGATGCATTTGCAACGTCTGTCGGTGATGCCCTACAAAGGGTATTTGACTGGATTCAAAAGATTGATTTTACAACATTCTTTGAAAAAGGAATGGACGGTGTTGAAAACTTCCTTGAAAAACTAGGTGGTCTTATTGAAGATGTGCCTAAGATTATTCAAACGTTCAAGGATTGGTCACCGCTTATAGCCGGAGTTGCTGCCGGATTCGTAACCTTAAAGGTTGCAATGGCAATATCATCATTGATTGATGCAATTTCAAAATCTTGGAATGCATACAAGAAATCAGAAGAAGGGGCTACTATTGCACAGTGGCTTTTTAATGCAGCAATGGATGCAAACCCTGCTGTATTTATTATATCAATTATAGCCGGGCTTGTGGTTGCCTTGATCACATTGTGGAACACCAATGATGGATTCAGAGAAGCAGTCACAAATGCTTGGGAAAAAATAAAGGAAGTCTTTGGTACGGTTATTGACGCTATCAAAGGCTTTTTTAGTGGATTGGTGGAGAAAGTACAGACTGCATGGGAGAACATCAAAACGGCAATATCTGAAAAGATAGATGCCATAAAAGAAACAGTAACCAATGTGTTTACTGCAATAGCTGATACTGTAAGTGCAGTGTGGGAAACAATCAAGAATGCGGTACAGGTTGCCATCATGTTTATTGGTGAAATCATCAGTGCTGCATTTCAGATCATCACAATGCCTTGGATGTTTATATGGGAAAACTGCAAGGAATATATCATTGCAGCTTGGGAGTTTATCAAGAACGCTGTATCAACAGCACTTGATGCAATTTCAACCACCATCATCAATATTTGGAATGCTATTGTTGGATTCCTGACCCCTATATTGGACGGTATTAAAAATACCTTTACAACAATATGGGAAGCAATAAAAACAGCGGTATCAACCGCAATCAACAACATTCAGACGGTTATTACAACCGTATGGAATAGTATTAAATCAGTGATAAGTAACGTGTTAAATGAAATTATAACTATGGTTTCAAACATTCTGAACAACGTTAAATCAACATTTACAAGTGTTTGGAATGGTATCAAGTCAACGGTATCTAATGTGATCAACGGTGTGAAGTCCACTATTTCAAGTGGTCTGAATGCTGCTAAATCTACGGTGAGCGGTGTACTGAATAGCATTAAGACGGCTTTTTCAAATGTGTGGAATGGGTGCAAATCTGTTGTATCGAATGCGATTAATCACATAAAATCAATCATGCATTTTTCGTGGTCATTGCCAAAACTCAAATTACCACATATTTCAATTAGCGGTTCTTTCAGCTTGACACCGCCAAGTGTACCGCACTTTGGTATTGACTGGTATAAGAAAGCAATGGATGATGGTATGATCATGAATCAGCCGACTATTTTCGGTTACAACGCTAAGTCAAATCAATTCTTGGCAGGCGGTGAAGCCGGAAGTGAAACTGTTGTCGGGACGCAGAGCCTTATGGATATGATACAGGATGCTGTAAATAACAGCGGAAACAGGGATGACGGAGCAATCCAGGCATTGCTAGAAGCCATCTATAATTGGATGCGTAACGGAGGACTGTACACACTGTTAATTGATGCACTGACGAATGGTGTAGAAGTTGAATTTGATAACAGAGAAATTGCAAGGTTGGTGAAAAAATATGCTTGATACAGCAAAGTATGTGAATCACCTGAATCAGAGTATTGACTTTGGTTCAGGTGGCATTTTTATTACAGATTCTGAGCTTAGGGATTATAAATGGGAATATGATACGGATTATGATGAGATAACCAACTTCCGTAAGGGCGTTAAAGAGAAGAAGATGAAGATAATCATATCAGCAGCTACAGAAGAAGAAGGGGTCGCAAAAAGAAATGCAGTCTTCCGGATTTTCGAAGCAGATATCCTTGCAAACCAGGCAGGAAAGTTGTATCAGGATGGATACTATCTGAATTGCTATATTACAGCATCAAAAAAAGCTAACTGGTATATTGCAAAGCGATATATTGAAATCGAAGTCACTATAGCAACTGATCAGCCGGACTGGGTACAGGAAAAAGAGTTTAATTTTCTTAAAACAGAAGGTAAAACTGTTGAGATGGATGATTTAAAAAAGTATCCCTATAAATATGGGTATTATTATCTGAATCAGGTGTCATCCTCTGCTATCAATAATGCAAGTATTACGGAATCTGATTTTGTGCTGCGAATATACGGTTCCGTGTCAAAACCACTTGTGAAGATTGGCGATAATACATATCAAGTGAATGTTTCCTTGAATGCTGGTGAACGACTAGAAATTGATTCCAGAAAAAGGACAGTAAGCCTGATACACACTGACGGGTATACGGAAAATGTTCTTTGGTCTGCCGCAAAAGAGTATTATATCTTTGAGAAGATTGTATCCGGCACACAGATTATTGCGTGGGATGGTAGTTTCGCGTTTGACTTAATTTTGATTGATAAAAGGAGTGAACCGTTGTGGAAGTAATGTATGCAGACATAAACAGGCTTCCACAAGGGAGCCTTGAAAAGTATTCGATTGATCTGGAACTTGGCGGCGGCAATGACTTCGAGCTCCAGATGAACGTGAGAAATCACTGTATGAGTGCCGGATGTATCTGGTATGTTGAAAATGAAGAATACGGCGGTATTGTAGATGATGTAAAAGTTGATACTGATAAATCTAAGGTATATTATTCTGGGCGATCTTGGCGTGGTATTCTGGAAAAGAAGGTAATCAGACCAGACACTGGAAAAGATTATCTGACGGTATCTGGGGATGCAAATGACATTCTTGCGTTGCTGATAAAACGCTGCGATCTGGTAGATCTGTTTGTGGTTCCGGACATGTCTTCCGGGATACAGATAAGTAGCTATCAGTTTCCGAGATACATTGATTTGTATTCCGGTATTGTGAAGATGCTGTCCTCTGCCGGGGCAAAACTGAAAATCACCTATGATGACAAGGAATCTTGTGTGAATATATCAGCTATCCCAATCAGCGATTTGTCAGAAAAATATGAGTATTCTGATGATTACGGAATGAAAATAATAATCGAAAAGAAAAAAGGCGGGACAAACCACCTGATCTGTCTCGGAGCTGGCGAGTTGGCAGCCAGAACGGTGATTGATCTGTATGTAGGTAAGAATGGTGAGATAACAGAAAAGCAGGCATATTTCGGGGAATATGAAATAGCAGAAATATATGATTATGGAAACTCCGGATACAGTTCTGAGTTAAAAGAGAAAGGAATCGAAAAACTTAAGGAATTAAAAAGTTCAGATTCGGTATCGGCATCTTTTCAAAAGCTGGATGTTGATATCGGAGATATTGTTGGTGGCAGGAACCGGGCGACTGGGATAGTATTGAAGGAACAGATAACACAAGAAATTGTAAAAATAAAAAATGGTATTGAAACTATAACATATAAGGTTGGTGAGGAATAATGGCAAATTATCTTGATACCGGAGATACCGGACGTGCAGTCAGTGCAGAATCTGACGGGGCGTTACTTGCCGGTATTTTCGGAAGTGCGAAATATGTACTGGAAAATGGCAGTCAGTTCAAGGCTGAAGTACAGTCGAATAATATTGTGAAAATTTCTGATGGTGATGCGGTCATGTATGGGCGACACGTAAGAATACCAGCAAATGACAGTGCACTGGTGACAATTAACAACGGACATTCCGGCACGAACAGAATCGATTTGATCGTGTTCCGTTACACAAAAGACAGCACCGGAAAAGAAATGGTTGATCTGGCGGTGATTCAGGGAGAAGATTCTACCGGGACAGCTACAGCACCTGCAACAATTGACGGAGATATATTAACAGGAGCGATGCAAGCGGATTTTCCATTATACAGAGTTGAACTTAATGGACTTAATATAGTTAGTGTAACAGCAATGTTTGATGTGATTGGAAACATTTCGCAGATCGCTAAGGCAAATAAGGATTTGACAGATAAATTAGGGCTCCAAATATTGCTTAACACCGATGCGCAACAAATCTATACGATGTATGGCGGAAGAGTAAAAGTGGTATCCGGAACCAAGTTGATTGATGTATCTCGAAATATTGGATACGTACGTGCATTTTCCGGCGAAGAATTAAAAGCATTATTTGGAGAGTCTTTTAATGCAACGCGACTTACTGTAACCACCTGTAATGGTGACGATGTGGCCCAAGAAACTCATTTTTACGAGCCGGAAATATGGAAAGGTGAAATATTTCAATATTTTTATCCAACCTCCGTTGAAGGGAAAATGCGCATCAACTATAAAATGGAATATGTATACGGGGATAACAGTTGACTCTGATTTGTAGGAGGGAAGTAAAATGAGAACATTGCAGTTTAGGGTGTCCGGTCAGAACCTTAGCGAAGACGGGGATTTTTCTGGATTAATTGCCGGTACGAAAGGCTATCTGTACGCAGCATATAACTTTGATTCGGAATGGGACGGCTGCAAGAAAGCAGCCGTCTTTTTGAGGTACGACAAAGAATATCCTGTGCCGATCGTGAACGGCAGATGTGCTGTACCAGACGAAATCACGAAATACAAACGATGGAAAGTATATCTGGAAGGAGAAAGAAAATGGTACAGAATCACAACAAACGAAGTGGAGGTGAGGCAGTCATGACATTAGAAGAAGCATTAGAAGCATCCGGAGCCGAACCGGTTAACGACATATTCCAGATCAATCAGGAGAACAGGACGATCACAGTTCCAGAGTCAGAGCGGATATTCGGTGTATCACATGACGGAAACACTGAAAGAAAACATTTCCGTTGTCCAAAAATCGTAGGGGACAACATCGATCTGTCTACCATGTACCTGTTCATCAATTACCAGAATGCCAACGGGCAGAAGTATCCTTATCTGGTAGAGGACATACGGACAGATGGCGACTATATTACATTTTCGTGGCTGATCGGCCCAGATGTGGTTGCATATAAGGGACAGATTAAGTTCATTGTATGTGCCAAAAAGGGAGATGGAACAATTTCGGAATGGAATACCACCCTTGCAGAAGGTACCGTACTGGAAGGTCTGGAAGCAGTCGAACAGATACAAGAAGAAAACGAAGAACTGATCGTACAGTTGCTTGCAAAAGTAGATAACGCATTGAATAAAGTGGGCGACGGAATCAAGACGGAGGTTGATAACTACATGGCAGCCAACCCACCAAAAGTAGAAATGGACACCACCCTGACACAATCCGGCAAGGCAGCAGACGCAAAAGCCACAGGTGACGCACTGAGCCGGCGGGTAATCGGACCAGGGATCACATTTTCGATCAACGAGTCCGGCGGACTCACAGCAACATACGACGATGGAAACTAAGGAGGTAATAACATGGGACAGGTTAGCATTGATATTGCTACAGAAGCCACATCACAGAAAATTCTGGAAACAGTAAACATGATCAAGGCAATGGTTGTAGATGTCGAAAAATTCGATTGGAAAGCATTCTGGGCAAACATGGCCACAGGAGAATTGTTCTCCACGAAATTCTACAACTACACAAAATCAACAAGCCCAGCGGGCGAAAAAATGAATGATTCGGTCGGAATGGTGGCAAAACCATCCACCGACAAAGTGCAGAACAGGGATGATTTTGCCATCCGCAACGCATTCTCGTACATCGACTGCAATTTCATCTGCAATGAAAATAAACAAAGAATCCCGACAGCAATCCAGGGAGGAAGCGGTTATTCCAAAACAGGAAAGGTAGATGTAGGAATCTTAGTACCGCCTACATACTGGGGCAAGGAAGAACGCGATGATTATTACATCATTCATTTTTCTGACACCCCACATCCGGAAGTTGGATGCACCACACCAACACCGTGGACAGATCCGGATCTTGGATATGGAATTGTAACAAAATATTACGCAGGACAGATCGACGGAAAGTTATACAGCTCGTCTGGTAATCCGGTATTCAATTTCGTCTCCGCCCAGTCCGGGAACACAGAGCTGCTGAAAAAAGGAACTGGATACATGGGATCGGGAGCAGAACGAACAGCCTACCTGCTGTGCATGCTCTGGATCAAATACGCCACAAAGAACAGTCAGACGGTATTCCCGGGATGCACATCGTATAGCTCACAGTACAAGGTAGCGGAAGCCGGAGAGGACGTTAACTATGTAGTACTTACTACCGCACAGGCGAATAACTTCTGGGTCGGCTCTACGGTATCTATCGGAGATATTGGAAGCAATAGCAGTGACGACCGTGGAAATACTTATATGAGAAATATCGCTGATAAGGTCAAGATCCTGTCTATCGAACCAATCGAGGGAACATCCAACAGCCGTGTATACGTAGACAAGACGGGAATGACCATCACAGCCACTACTTATATCTCAACCATGCCGCTGCATTCCGGAACGACAGACGGAGTACTTGGAGCAGATGGACAGGTAGCGGCAGACAGCAAGCACGCATTTAAGATAGGAGGAATCGAAGAAGGAATCGGAGCCTACTATATCTCCATGACAGAGCTGTGGAACAAGACCTCCGGCACTGTAGTAGATTATTACGCAAGAGGAACTGCCGCATGGTCTTCCACTGGATCAGGATGGAGCAAGGTGGCAACGGTAGACCTTGGCACTACAACCGACCATTGGCTCGGAGATATCGACATCGATCTCGCTACCGGAATCCACTACCCGAAGACATTCGGATCAGGCAGCAGTGTGGGCGTCGGAGATATGCTGTACAAGGGTGGAACCAATACTGGTTGGCGAGAACCATTACAGCGTGGGTTCCTCGGGAACGGCTCGTACGCCGGCCTCTGCTGCGCGCTTCTCGGGCGCGTCGTGTCGAGTGACGGGTGGTACTTCGCCCTCTGCATTTAATCCCCTTGCCTTTTAGGGGTGAATTTTTCGAAGAAAAAGAGGGGACTTCCCCTCTTATAAAACTACAGGACTTGCCGTGCTGGCGTGGGTTCCTCGGGAACGGCTCGTACGCCGGCCTCTGCTACGCGAATCTCAGGAACGGCGTGTCGAATGCCTGGTGTGGCTACGCCCTCTGAATTTTAATTAATCGCACCGCTGGGTGCTTGCACGGCATTTCGCGCCTAAAGGCGTATCTCGAAAGAGATCTTAAATAAGTAACAGAAAGGGAGCTTGTATCGGGGCATCGGTACAGGCAATCTATACGAAAGGTATAGGTTGGGGCTAGTAGCAAAAACCGAACGTCCCTCGGGATTAAAATGAAAAGATGCTGTAAAAACATAGATATAACGAATCGCGAACTGATAGCAAGAGCTACATGGTGCTGTCTAGACGGGAAAATGACAAGAAGCAACGAAAATAATAAGCAGACATGAAAAAAATGAGGTGACAAGATGCAGACAATGAAATTTGCGGAAAAACAGGAAAAGCTGAAAATCTACGAACTCGGTGAAGGAAAAAGAGACGTAGTGATCTGTTTAAACGAAAAAGAAGTAGAAGAAGAGAATCCAGAAACAGGAGAAAAAACAAAAGCATATGAATATGACGGAAATATCTTCCGGACATACGCATTAACAGCAGAAGAAATCACGGAAGATCCAGAAGCATACATCGACTACCCAGGCGATGAACCACCGACGGACGAAATGGTAGAATATGCCAACAGCAAAATCGACGAATACACCGCACAGTTGATGGAAGAAGGACTCATCTAAGGAGGACACAAACATGAGAATCTTAATTGAAAGTTTAAAAAGAATGTACGAAAATGGAAAAATCACAAAAGAACAGCTCCAGAAAAGAGTAGAAAAAAACGTGATCACTATTGAGGAATACAATTACATCGTAGGTGCAGAAGAGTAAAAAGGAAATATATGGAGATTAGAGCAAGACCGCAGTAAAAAACATACAATACAATAAGCACATAATGAAAGAAGTGAGGTACATGAAAAATATGGAACAGGCAAACTATATAAAAGCAATTTTCACGGCGGTATTCGCCTTTATATCGGCTCTCCTGGGTGTTCTGGCGGTGCCGGTAATATTATTAGTCACATGCAACCTGATAGACTACGCTACGGGTTTGATGGCGAGCAAATACAGGTCGCAGGATATTAATTCCTATAAGAGCATAAGAGGTATTTTTAAAAAAGTTTCTATGTGGCTTTTAGTGGTAGTAGGGGCAATAATTGACGAACTGTTGCTATATGCAGCCACAACGATTGGAAAGCCGGTGCCGGTTACATTCCTGATCGCATGTATTGTGGCGATGTGGCTAATCTGTAATGAAATTATTTCGATTTTGGAAAATATACAGGACATGGGAGTAAATATTCCGGCTTTCCTGCAACCACTGGTTAAACATATTAGATCGCAGGTGGAAGAACGGATTAATATAGATGAAAAAGACGAAAAAGATTCTGAGGACGAGTAATAGTCCTCTATATATGGATATGTGCGACGTCGCACAGGAAGGAGATCACTATGAATATCATTGAAACAAATTTAAAATTCAAAAACAGCATGACAAACAGATCTGCAACAAAAAGGATCATCCTGCACCATGCAGAAGCAAGTAAGTGCACAGCAGAAGACATTCACCGCTGGCACTTAAACAACGGCTGGGCGGGTGCCGGATATCACTTTCTGGTAAGAAAAGATGGATCTGTTTACAGGCTTCGGCCAGAAAACAAAGTAGGAGCTCACGCTCATGGAGCCAACTCCGACAGCATTGGAATCTGCTTCGAGGGGGCATATATGACAGAAACCATGCCACAGGCGCAGATCAATGCCGGAAAGGAATTAGTAGCGTACTTGAAAAATAAATACGGTATCAGCAAGGTGCAGGCACACAGAGATGTATGTTCGACTAGCTGTCCAGGAAAGAACTTCCCGTTCAATCAGATCGCAGGAGCAGCTGCAGCAAGTGTACCAGTTAATTCCACCACAGCAACAAGTTCAGCAGCAAAACCGGCAACGCCTTCTGGAAACGACTGGGTACGCAGACTGCAGAAAGAATGCAACGCTCAGGGGTTTTCCAAGCAGGTTGTTGATGGCATTCCAGGGAAGAATACTCTTGCCGGTTGTCCAACCTGCAGAAGAGGAGCAAGAGGAAATATCACAAGACTGATCCAGGAGAGATTAAATGGTCTCGGGTACAACTGTGGCAAAGTAGATGGAATCTTTGGCGCTGGAACAGAGAATGCAGTGAGAACATTGCAGAAAGTGTATGGACTTACTATTGATGGCATTGTTGGACAGAACACATGGAGAATCTTACTGGGGATGTAAGATGGTCGGCAAAGATATCTGGATGCAGATTCCATCCGGCTGGATTGCTGCACGATATGGCGGTAAGACTTATGTAAGATAATCAAAATCGTCTTGTACTAACTGGCTAACTCCGAAAAGGGTTGACGAATTAGTATAACAGATGGTTCAGCGGTGGCATTGCCACCGACTTGCCACCATTGTAGACATACAACACAAGAACGCACAAAGCGGTAAAGTCTAAACTATTAAAAAATACTTGATTTTATAGGCTATTTGAGAATGTACAAAGCTATACAAGGATTTAAAAACAGAACACTTGACAAACTTATCATGTGGAAGTCGTGTGTTGTCTACATCGGGTGAATTCGTAGAAGTCCTTAATTTCAGGCA